TGCCGGAATTCGAGACGCTGGCGGCAGAGCTGGGCGACGGCATGCGTAAGCTGGCGGCGGCAAGCGCCGCCTGCGCGGCTGAAATCGTGCGCCTCAAGCTCCAGCTCAAGACCGACACGGCCGAGCTGGAGAAGCGTCTTGGCGCGGTGTGGGATGCCGTTGCGGCCTATGCGACTGACCATCGTGCCGAGTTGCTGAAGCCGGGCCGCAAGAGTGCTGCCATCGCGGCCGGCGTCATCGGCTGGCGAACGGGTGCGCCGACCGTCACATTCCAGGCCGACGAAGAGGCCATCATCGACCTCATCCAGGCCGCGGGCTTTGCGCATTTCCTGCGCGAAAAGACCGAGATCGACAAATCCGCCATCCTCGCCGATCCGGCGCTCGCCGCGAGGATCCAGGGCATCCTCATCACTCAGGCCGAGAGGCTGATTTTCAAGCCGCTCGATCTCGACACGGAGATTTCCAAGGCCGTGAAGGTCGCCCCGGCCGAAGCTGCGGAGGCCGCGTGATGGCCCAGATCATCAATTACGGCGACGCCGACCCGATATTGCAGTCTTGCGCCGACAAGCTTGAGGTCTTCATCGACGGCCTGGCGATGCAATATGGCTATAACCGCGCGCTGACCGCCATGTTGTCGCTATATGTGCAGACCAACCTCATCGCGGGTAACGGCGAGCGGTTGGCGAGCACGCTGCATGACGTCGCCGGGAAAATCCCGGAAATGCAGCAGCATGTCGGCAACGCCATGGCCGCGGCCGGCGCGGCAGGGCGGGCGTGATGAGTGCCGAAACCCAGCGGCCAGCCCTCTCGCTGACGCGGCTTGAGCGCCGCGCGGTCGAGGTGATCCAGGCATTTGAGTCCCGCGGCATCGGCCCGACCATCGCCGAGATCGCCGAGGCCATGCCTACCGGCAAGGGCGGCGTGCAGCGCCTGATCGATCAGCTTGAGGTCAAGGGCTGGATCGTCCGCCAGCGCTACACTGCCCGGTCGATCAGGCTGCTGCATCGGCTGACGCCGACCGGCGCCGTCGCCAACCTGATGCAGGCGCTGGTCAAGGCCAAACCATGCGACGACGGATACGTCTATGTCTCGATCCCCGTCGTGATGGTCGAGCAAGCCGCTGCGGCCTGCGGGATCGAGCGAGTCTGACCGATGCAAGCCGCTGCCGCCGAGGTGTTGCTGGAGCTGTCGGCCGCGTCGCGCGCGGCCGGTCAGCACTTGCATCGCCGGTTGCGGGCGCGGCTCGAAGCGGCGGTCGCGGCGGTACTGATCCAGCACAAGACGGCGCGCGAGGCGGCGGCGAACCCGACGGCGCAGCAGGCGCTCGACCGTCTGCGCGCGGCGCTCGATCTGTGCCGTGACGCCGGCGTGCCCTGGCCCGATGTGGTCGCGGCGGTCAATCACGAGGAGGGGTTTTGATGGCTGCATGCATCTGCGCGACGCCAGGCTGTGTCGCACCTTGTCAGCGCGGCAAGCTGATGTGCCGGACTTGCTGGTTTTCGGTGCCCGCGAAGCTCCGCAAGGCAGTCAACGGCACTTGGCGGGCCTACCGCATGTCGATGAGCGAGAGGAAGGAAGTTTTCGACGACTACGCTGCCCGGATCGAAGCGTATCGCGTCGCGCGAGATGCCGCAATCGCCGCAGCTGTGGTGGCGCGGCCATGAGCGAGACGATCGCCCAGCCAATCGTCTCGGAAGTCGTCTCGCCGAGCGACCTGATCAGGCTTATCGCGCCGCGCCTGCTGAAGCGCTGCCCGGCCTTGTCGCGCCAGGAATGCGTGATCGATATCGCCTACATCCCCGGCCGCGGACTGCGGATCTCCGTGCTCGGCATCCTCGCCAGGGACGGTGAATGATGGCCGACACGCGCAACGCCGAGCTGGCGCTAATCCACATCGCCCGGAAGGATCTGGCGCTCGACGAGGCGGCCTATCGAGCCCTGGTGTCGCGCATGTCGGCCGGCCGCACGGAAAGCTCAGGCGATCTCACCGACGCCGAGCGGCGCCAGATGATCGAGCATTTCCGCAGCTGCGGTTTCAAGCGCAAGCCCGGCGCCGAGCGCGGCCGAGGCGGCGATCGGCGCGACCAGTCGTACAAGCTGCGCGCCCTCTGGCGCTCGCTCTACGAACTGGGCGTGGCGCGCTCGCCTGACGACACGGCGCTGGCGGGGTTTGTCGCCCGCCACACCGGCATCGACGCCCTTCGCTGGAACAACGCGAGTGATCTAAGGCTGGCGATCGAATGCCTCAAGGCTTGGTGCGAGCGCGTCGGCTACAAGTCCGCATCGTCGCGCATGGCCGGACCCTGCGCCGGCCGCTACGAGCCGGCGCTGATCCGAGCGCAATGGGAACGGCTGATCAAGCTAGGCGCCATGAAGCAAGGCATACACGCCTCGCTGCCGACGTGGCTGCATAACGAAGGATGGGCCGTTTCCGATCCTGGCTTTCTGGCGGTCGCCGACGCCGAAGAGGCGGTCAAGCGGCTCGGCAAATGGCTCCGCCGCGTCGCGCGCGGGCAGCCGGACGCGGAGGGCGGAGATGCCGGATGACATCCGCATCAGCGAGTTCGCTCTACCCGGCATATTGCAGGAGATCGCACGGTTTTCCACGCCCGAGGTGGCTATCGCGCTGGCGCGAAAATGGGGCGGTCGGCGGCTCTATGTGCCTCAGTCTCTGGGCGCCTTGCATCCGCTCGCCAAGGCTGTGGGACGGAAAGCGGCTCTCCTGATCTGTGCTCATTTCGGCGGCGAGCAGATCGCCGTACCGGCCGCGCGCACCTATCTGCGCTGGCACGACGCCAGGCGGCTGAAGGCGTTAGGCCATACAACCGCCGAAATCAGCCGGGCGATCGGCGTCAGCGAAAGGCAGACGTTCAAGCTGTTGCTGGGTTTCGAACCGTGCGGCGCGCCAGCCTCGCCGGTAGCGAGTTCTCATGCCGAAATCTGCCCCGTCTGCAACCGCGGTCTGCGGCACCGGAAATCGCGCCGTGGCGATGACAAGCAACTGCGCTTTGAGTTCACGACATGACCTGCCCGCCGCTTGAATGGTGGCTGTTCATGGCCTCGATCCTCTGGGCAGCCGCGATCGGCGATGCACCGAAATGCGAGAGCTGCGGCACATGGGTCGGAGTCGACCGGCCCGGCTCTACCTGCCGCGCCTGCGCACATGACGAGGATGAATGATGTATGCTTATCCGGCTTTTACCCAGTCTAAGGATAACAATATGACATATCCGTTAGTGTTTGGGCATTGGACGATAGACCAGCTCGAAGAGGCTCGTAGAATTGCCGTAGAGGTAATGAAAACTTACGGGGATCTTGTTGGCGATGAGTACCAGAGGTTTCTTGAGAACCCTTGGAACGATCATTGCTCAGTGCAGGCGGCGCTGCGCGCAATGCCCAAGGCTGGGTGAGAACCGGATAAGCCTGGCCGCTGCACCGTGAAATTCTGGCCGCTGCGGCCGAGAGGGATACAAAATGAAAGCGCTGACAATCTGGCAGCCATGGGCCAGCCTCATCATGGCCGGCGCAAAGCCGTGGGAGTGGCGCGGTTGGCGCGCGCCGCGCGGAATAATCGGACGACGCATCGTCATCCACGCCGGCGCCAGGAAGCCGCTCCAAAAGGAGATCGTCGCCATCATAGAAGGCATTCAGATCGGCGACTCATCGCTTATTGCCGACATCGCTCTCAATTTCTTCGACCGCGTGCCGCTGTGCTCTTACCATCTCGCATGCGGTCTCGGCACCGCGATCCTGGGCGAGTCAATTCCGGCGCTGGACTGGGCGCAGCAGCACGACAAGAGCGGCCTTGATTCTGATCGGATCGACGATAGCAAATGGGCTTGGCCCCTGACCGATATCCAGCCATTCGAGCCGCCAATTCCGTGTCGCGGCGTGCAAGGGTTTTGGAACTGGCCATCTTCCGGACTTCACGAGACAGTGTACCGGCACGCCGAAAAACTCGTCTCATCGCGTTGACTGTGTACCGACACAGAGCGATGGTCCGCTCATCGAATTGATGGAGGGCGGCAATGGAATTCGCGATTTCACAGCGTCCGCGCAAAGAAAATCGACCGCACGCCGGCGTCAGAAATGAGACACCTGCCGATATTATTGCAAGACAACGCGCGACGATCGAGCGCGCAATAGAGCTGTTGCAGCGTGAGATCGATGCCGTCACTTTCGACTCTGATTGCGCGACGTGGTCGGACGCGTGCCAACTCTCGCATAGTGTCGATACGGCCAAGCGCGTTATCGAAACCTTGGGAAACGGCCAAGTATAGGCTGGATTGCCGGCGTTGATGCTGAATTCCTTCAGCATCGGATGAGGGCGCGGACACGCGCGAGACTGGTAGCCGCTAGCCACCTGATCTCGTGAGGTCACCCATGACACCAACCCACTACCGCATCGCCGATCGGTTTTCCGAGCCGTCGAGCTGGATCGGCGTCGGCGTTGCTGCACTCGCAGCAACACTACCCGCCCTGGTTCCGCCTTCCACATGGTCGAATGCCGCCGAGTTCCTGCAGGTCGCACTCGGCACCGCCCTGTTCTTTCTGCCTGACAACCGCTTCGTCACGGCCGCGCAGTCGGCCTTTGCCGAGCTTGAAACGGCATTGCCCGCCGATTACGCCTTGCCCCTGCAGCCGGTTCCCACTCATCCGGTACAGCCGGCGCCGCCGGCCGGGGAAACCGCCAACCTCGGCCAGGCGGTGATCACTCCTGATCCCGCCAAGACCGGGCAGAGCGGTTTCGCCAGCGTCAAAGCCATGGTCGGAATGATCGTGCTGGGCGGCGGACTGCTCCTCGCCGGCTTCCTCTCGGCCTGCTCGCCGCAGAGCGTGCAGTCCGGCGTCGCGTCGGCCAATGGCGCCGTGTCGACCGGCGCCCAGGACGTGCTGACGGTGGTCAACGCCGCCTGCGCCGATATCGCGCCGATCGCCGGCATCGCATCGGCTGTCGCACCCGCCAACAAGGCGGTCGGCAACCTGCTGACCTATGAGCAGAGCATCTGCTTGCCGACCGGCCAGGTCGTCGCCGGCGCGCCGGTCGATAACACCACGGCCGAGTGGATCGGCGGCATCAAGGCCGGCCTGCAGGTCGCTGCCAATTTGGCGCCGGCGCCGACGATCACGTCCCCGACCACCCCGGCCACGCCGACCGCTCCGGCGCAATGACCCGCTTCGGCCTGGCTGCGGCGCTGGTTTCGGCCGCGCTGCTGCCGGGCTGCGGTTCCATCCCTCCGGCCGCTGTCGGCGCCGTCGCCGGCACGGTCACCGCCGCACTCCGGCTCGACGATGACATTTTACGGATCGTCACGGGCCGGAGCGCACCACAACCGCAGAAGGACCATCAAATGCCCATCACGCTTCCCATCGACGAGATCGCGACGATCCCCGTCGTCATCGACGACCAGGCCGGCCGGCCGGTCGCCATCCCGGCCGGCGGCAGCGCGTCGATCGACAACACCGCCGTCGCCACGGTGGCATTGTCGGCCGACGGTTCGACCATCACCGTAACGCCGGTCGGCACCGGCTCGTGCAATTTGACCTACAGCAACGGCTCGCTTACCGCGTCGGCCGCGGTCTCGGTCGTTCTGCCGGCGCCGTCTGCCGCCTCGTTCGGTACGCCCACCCTGGCGCCGGCGCCGGCGCCGTCGGCTTCGCCGTCCGACGCCCAGCCCGCTGCCGCGGCCTCGTAACGATCGGCCTGCCACTGAGGAACGGCGTCCCGCTTCTGCGCGGGACGCCGTCCCGACCCGGAGAGATATGCTTTGGCAAACCCGCTTTTCATCCAGCTCCGCACGCTCGTCATCGAGCCGACGCTCACATATCTGGGATTGGCCGAGCCGGCGGCGATCAACCTGCTCCTCGGCACCGCCGCGCAGGAAAGCGGGATGCAGTATCTGGCGCAGTATCCGACCGGACCGGCGCGCGGCATCTACCAGATCGAGCCGGCGACGCATCACGATCTCTTGGACAACTTCGTGAAGTTCCATCCCGAGCTGCAGGTTCGCTTGAACAAGCTGGTCTTCGACGCGCTCGACGGCGATCAGCAGCTCGTCGTCAATCTCAGCTACGCGACGGCAATCTGTCGCTTGCTCTATCGCCGAGCGCCAGCGCCGCTGCCGGCAGCGACCGATATTCCCGGCCTCGGCGCGTACTGGAAGCAGCACTACAACACCCCGCTCGGCGCCGGCCATCCGGATGAGTTCGTGGCCAATTTCCAGCGCCATATCGGCGATCCCGCCGCGATCGCCGGGTAACCATGCCGCTCGCCCTGCGCCTCGACCCGACGATCCCGATGCGCACGCCGCGCGGCGATGGCCGCGCGATGGTCGTGCTCGATCCGGGTGAGGACAATCATCTTATGTGGGTCGTCGCGCTGGACGGCTCGGGCCAGATCTGGACGTACCAAAACCCCGATGTGCGCGTGCTGGGCAACCGCACGCTCGGCACCCATTGCGACATGCCGCCGGCGAGCACCACCGGTGCGGCGACCGAGGAGTCAATCCCGCTGCGCGTGCTGTCGACGATCGGTCCCTGGCTGTTCGGCGGCTTGCTCCTGGCGCTGATCGTCGGCCTGGCGCTCGTCGCCATTGCCGGCCGGGTGAGCTGACATGGACAGCATGGATATCGCACAGGAAGTCGCCGAGGAGTGGCTGGCCGACGTCCTGGCCGATCGCGCGCGGCGGCGCCGGAAAGAGTCGCTGCCATGGCCGCGCGACTGCAAGCGATGCACTGACCCAATACCGCTCGACCGAGCGCAAGCCCGGCCCGACGCCAGATTTTGTATCGACTGTCAAACCGCTATCGAGAGGGGACGGATATGATCGCCGCCTGGGGCATCAGCGACTGGTCTGCCGCAATTGCCGTCGTCTCGGCGATTGCCATGGCGCTCTTCTATGTCGGCCGCCTCTACCTGCGCAACGGCTACGCCACCAGCGACGATCTAAACGAGACGCGCAATAACCTGACCGCTCTTACACGCCGGACCGAGCAGCTGGAAGCGCAGTCCTCGGGCATGGCGACGCGCGACGACGTCAATAAGGTTCTCCTCGCCATCCAGCGCGCCGATGGCGAGCGCTCCTCGCTCGCCGCGGAAATCTCAGGGGTGAAGGACCTGCTCGGTGCGTTTCAACACCAGCTGACTTTGATCCATCAGGCACTTCTGCAAGGTAACGGGCAATGAACCTGGCCGACATCCTGCGCGCCGATCGGCGCCTCGTCATCCTGCGCATTCTCGCGGAAGTACCGGAGTACGAATTGAACGACTCGGTTATCGCGACCGGCCTGGGCAGCATCGGCCACAGCGTTTCGCGCGACGTGGTGGCAACCGAGCTGGTCTGGCTCGAAGAGCAATCCCTGGTGACGATCGACCGCGCCGAAGCCGCGAGCAAGACGCTCCTCATTGCCAAGCTCACCGCGCGCGGCCATGACGTTCAAGCGGGCCGGGCGACTGTGCCCGGCGTCGCCAGGCCGTCGCCGATCTGACATGGCGCGCCCGTCCTCCATCGACCGGCTGCCGCCCGAGATTAGGGGCATGATCGGCACGCTCCGGCAGAACGGCGCCACCATCGACCAGATCCTGGCCAAGCTGCGCGAGCTTGACGCCGAAGTGTCACGCTCCGCGCTCGGGCGGCACATCCACCACATCTCGATCATCGGCGAGCGCATCCGACGCTCGCGCGAGGTCGCCGAGGCGCTCGCCCAGAACCTGGGCGATGCACCGGAAGCCAAGCAGTCGAGCGTCAATATCGAGACTCTACACAGTATAGTCATGGATATGTTTGCCCAGACCGATGACGAGGGCAGGCCGCTCACGCTCGATCCCCAAGCCGTGATGATGTTGTCTCGATCTCTGCAATCGCTGGCCAGCGCGCGCAAGACCGACACCGATACGGTATTCAAGATCCGGCGCGAGACGGCGCAACAGGCTGCGGACGCGGCCGAGACAGTGGGCAAGGCGAGCGGCGTGTCGGTCGAAACTGTGCAGGCGATCCGGGCCAAAATTCTGGGCGTCGCGCAAGCCAAATGACGCCGGAGCTGGCACAGCGCTTCCCCGATGAATTGACGGGCACGGAATTGCCGGAGGTGTTGCTGCCCTATCAGCAGCGCGTGCTCGCCTCGACCTCCGAATACGCCGTGACCGTGTGCGAGAAGAGCCGGCGCATCGGCGTGACCTGGGCAATCGCGGCCGATGCCGTGCTGACCTCCGGCGCCGCGCGCGAGGCCGGCGGCATGGATACGTTCTATATCGGCTACGAAAAGGAGATGACGCGCGAGTTCATCGACACCGCCGCCATGTGGGCTAAGGCGTTTGGCCAGGTCGCTGAAGATTACGAGGAATTTCTGTTCGCCGATGGCGGCGGCGACGAGACGCGCGCCATCCAGGCGTTCCGCATCCGCTTCGCCTCCGGCTACGACATCACCGCGCTCTGCTCCCGGCCGCGCAGCCTGCGCGGAAGGCAGGGCTATGTCATCATCGACGAGGCAGCGTTCCATGACGAGCTGCCCGAGCTGCTCAAATCGGCGTTCGCCCTGCTGATCTGGGGCGGTCGGGTGCTGGTCATCTCCACCCATAACGGCGCCGCCCACCCGTTCAACCAGCTGGTCGAGGACATAAGGTCGGGCGCGCAGAAGGGCAATCTGATCCGCATCACCTTCGACGACGCGCTGGCCGATGGTCTCTATCGCCGGATCTGTCTCACGAAGGGGCGCGAGTGGTCGCCGGAAGCCGAACAGGCATGGGCCGCCGAGATCCGCGGCATCTATCGCTCGAACGCGGCGGAAGAGCTGGACGTCATCCCGAAGAACGCCGGCGGCGCCTATCTGCCGCGCGTGTTGATCGAGGCCAGGTCGAGCCGCGACATCCCGGTCATCCGCTGGCGCTGTGACGACAAGTTCATCGGCCTGCCGGAAACCGTCACCCAAGAGCTGGCGCTGCAATTCTGCGAGCGTGAACTCAGGCCACATCTCTCGGTGCTCGACCGGCGGTTGCCTTGCGCCTTCGGCCAGGATTTCGGGCGCAGCGGCGATCTCTCCTGCATGTGGCCGCTGCAGATCCAGCGCGACCTGGTCCGGCGCACGATCTTCACGCTTGAACTGGGCAATGTCCCGTTCGCCGAGCAGCGGCTGATCGCCTTCTACATTCTCGACCGGCTGCCGATGCTGGGCTGGGCCGTCTGCGACGCGTCCGGCAATGGCGCGGCGCAGGCCGAAGCCGCGCGGCGCAAATTCGGCGAACACAAGGTCGAGGAACTCAAACTCTCGACCGAGTGGTATCGGATCAACATGCCGCCCTACAAGGCGGCGTTCGAGGGTGCCTCGATCCTGATCCCGGCCGACATCGATGTCAGGGCCGATCACGAGCTGATCACGATGGCCGACGGCGTCGCCAAGGTGCCGGCCGGCGTCCACACGACAGGCTCGGACGGCCACAAGCGCCACGGCGACACGGCGATCGCCGGCGCGCTCGCCTGGTACGCCAGCAAGAAGCCGGTCCAGAACACCGAAGTGCGCACTTCCGGCATCGACCGCGCGGCGGCCGGCAATCGCGACTATTTCGGCGATGACAGAGGTGATGATCAATGGCGCAGGATGTAACGCTGCCGCAAAGCCCGCCGACCACGGCAGGCGGCGCCTTGTCGGCCGAGATCGCCAATGTGCTCAGAAACCCGTTCATCCGGCCGTTCGGCGGCATCCTGCCGCCAGGCGACCCGACGCTGCGGATGCGCGGTGCCGGCTGGAATTGGGAGATCTACGATCGTGCCGCCGAAGACCCGCGGGTCTATTCCGCCTTGCAGAAGCGCATGGGCGCGCTCGCCGCCTATCCGTACCAGCTCGATGCGGCGACCAAAGATCCGGCCGATGTCGCCGCGAAGGAACTGGTCGAGCGTGCGCTCACGAGCTTCCCGACACAGCGTGTCGTCAAAGACCTGCTGCAAGCGATCAACAAGGGCTTCAGCGTCGTCGAGATCATGTGGGACGTGGTCGACGGCGAGATCATGCCGGTGGGCGCCTATCGCCGCGACCAGAGGCGGTTCCGCTTCGGCCAGGATTACAAGTTGCGCCTGATCGACTGGAACGATCTCATCTACGGCACGCCCGTGCCCGACCGTAAATTTGTGGTCCACACGCATGATCGCCATGACGGCGACCCTTATGGCCGCGGGCTCGGCGTCATGCTGTTCTGGCTAGCCTTGTTTAAGCGGCAGAATTTGGCGTCCTGGCTGGTGCACAATGACAAATTCGCCAGCCCCACGGCGTACGGCAAGCATGCGCCGGAGGCGAGCCAGGAGGTGAAGGACGCGCTGCTCTCGTCGTGCTCGGCGCTCGCCATCCAGACCGCCGTCATCACCGACAATCAGACCTCGATCGAGCTGCTGCAAGCCCAGAACGCCGGCGGCGCCGACACCTATGGCGCGCTCAAGGAGTCGCTCAACGACGATATCAGCGAGGTCGTGCTGGGCTCGACCTTCGCGGCCAATGCCGGCGCGCTGGACGGCGGATCGGGCGCAAGAGCCGATACCGACGATCGGCTGGAGCTGGCCCGCAGCGACGCCGGCGACCTGGCCGAGACGTTCAACGGGACGCTGGTCAAGTGGATCGTCGAGCTCAACATGCCGGGTGCCAAGCCGCCGGTGCTGAAATGGCTGATCGACGAGGAGGAAGATCTGACCGCGCGCGCGGAGATCGACGACAAGATCCGGACTTGGGGCTACAAGCCGACGCTCGAGTATATCCTCGAGCGCTATGGCGGCGAATGGTCGGAACAGGCGCCGCCGGTGCCGCCGCCCAATCCCTTCGCACCGGGCCAGGCCGATCCGGGCGATCCGTCAAATCCGGCCGACCCGCCGGCGTTCGCCGAAGCCAAGCCGGTGCCGCCGGGCACGCTCGCGACGGCGGCCTTTGCTCAAGCCGGGGCGGACAAGGTCAAGCCGGTCATCGCCGGATGGGTCGACCAGGTGCGTAAGCTCGCCGGCCAGGTCGGCTCGCTCGACGAGCTGCGTGATCGCCTGATCGAGCTGTATCCGACGATGTCGGGCGGCCTCTTTGCCGAGGTTATGGGCCAGGCGCTGCAGGTGGCGGATCTGACCGGCCGCTACGAGGCCGGCAATGGCGGGTGAGGCGCCGGAATACGCCTCACTCGACTTTCCCGAGGCGATCAAGTTCCTGCGCGACAAGATCAATGTCCCGTCGGCCAAGTGGGCCGATATTCTGGGCGGCGCGCACGCCACCGCCTTTACCGTCGCCGGCGCAACCAAGGAAGGGATGCTGACCGACTTCCGTGCGGCAATCGACAGCGCGATCGCGAGCGGCACGAGCCTCGGCGATTTCCAGAAAGCGTTCGACGATATCGTTGCAAAAAATGGCTGGGACCATACCGGCACGCGCGATTTCCGAACGCGCGTGATCTTTTCCACCAACTTATCCACGGCCTATGCCGCCGGCCGGCACGCCCAGATGACCGACCCGGATCTGCTGCGCGTCATGCCTTTCTGGCGTTACCGGCATTCCGACAACGTCAAGTGCCCGAGGCCGGAGCATCTGGCCTGGGACGGCCTGGTGCTGCGCCACGATGATCCTTGGTGGAAGACGCATTACGCGCCTAATGGCTGGGGCTGCCAATGCAGCGTCGAGCCGCTCAGCGCGCGCGAGCTGAAGGCGCTCGGCAAGAGCGGGCCGGACACGGCACCGCCGCTGGAACCGCGCGACGTCGAGCTACAGACCTCGGCCGGGCCGGTCACGATTAGTGTACCGAAGGGGATCGATCCCGGCTGGGGCTATAATGTCGGCGAAACGGCTCAAGGGCGGAAGCTCTCCGAGCAGCAGATGCAAGCCTGGGACGATGCCGGGCCGGATGCATGGGAGAGTCTGACACCAGGCGATTGGCAGAGCGCCGGCCGCGCCAGGTCGTTGCCGGAAGACGTCCCGAAGGCAGCGCCGGCGCCGGTGCCGCCGGCACATCCGGCGGCGACGAAACCAGCTCTGCAAACGGCGATCGAGCGCGCGATCGGCGGCTCGTCCGCCGCCTTGCCGACGCCGACCGGCGACACGATCAATATCGATGCCGCTGCGCTCGCCGCGCATCTCCCCGCCGACGCGGCAGAGCTGGTGCCGCTGCTGCCCGAGATCGCGGCCGAACCGTACGAGATGTGGCTGCGCTTCGAGCGCCACAAAGGCACCGGCAAGGTGGTGCTGCGCCGGCGCCTCGTCAAAGCGCTGCAACTCGGCAAGCTTCGCGTGATGCTGCTGTTGCAGGCGAGCGGCGGCAACCTTGATACACTCCGGCTGCTGGGCGACCAGGACGAGCTCGATGCCGCACGGATCGGCCGGCTGATCTGGTCGAGGCCGGCGGAATGACCGGCGCCGTCATCAAGGTCGATGCGCAGTACACCGAGGTGCTGGACGCGCTCGGCCGCCTCGCCGGCCAGGATGGCGGCCTCGTCTCGGTCGGACTCAAGGCGCTGGGCCAGGCGATGCTCAAATCGACGCGCGCCCGCTTCGACGCGCAAAGAGCGCCGGACGGCACGGCCTGGGTGGCGCTCAATGCCGAATACGCCAAGGGCAAGCGCGGCACCAAGATCCTGCAGGGGTCGGGCATGGCCGGCGGGTTGCTGGGCTCGATCACGGCGCAGATCTACGGCAATACTCTGCTGATCGGCACCAACAAGATCTACGGCCGGGCACATCAGTTCGGCGTCACCATCGTGCCGCGTAACTATCCTACCCTGGTGTTCCGGATGAACGGCAGGCTTTTCTGGGCGCGCAAGGTCACCATCCCGGCGCGACCCTATCTCGGCCTCTCGGCCGAGGATCGCGCCGAGATCCCGCTCGTAATCCAGGACGTCCTCGACGCGATGATCGCGCCGTAGAGCCCTGACCCGGATAACGCCCCGGCAAGCCGTGCATAACTCCGTCCGGCCCTTCGGTGCCGGATCGGGGACATGGCCCTTCCTACCCCCGTTACACCCCCGTTACCGGCGATGTTTCCTCCTGCACTGGGGATGAATTCCTTCAGCATCAATTTCCGCTGCGGATCAGGCGAGGATGGCCACCTCATTGACGCCGATCTGCAGGTCACCAAGTGCGAGATTTCGAAATCTTCCGTGTCGGCAAACACACCGCGGTCAACGGTGCCACGATCGATTTTACCGCTGCCGATCTCGCCGGCATGGCTGCCTCCTACGACCCGAACCTGCATGACGCGCCGATCGTCGTCGGCCACCCGGCGATGGACGATCCGTCATATGGCTGGGTCAGGTCCCTCCGTGTCGAGGGCGACCGGCTGATCGCCGTGGCCGACCAGGTCGATCCGGCCTTTGCCGAGATCGTCAGGGCCGGACGATACAAGACGCGCAGTGCAGCATTTTACCCGCCCGACCATAAGTCCAACCCCAAGCCGGGCGGTTGGTACCTCAAGCACATTGGGTTTCTTGGCGCGACGCCGCCAGCGGTCAAGGGCCTGAAGCCCGTGACCTTCGCCTCAGATGAGGGGGCGGTCGAGTTCGCCGATTGGTCCGGACTCAACGTCGCCACGCTCTTCTCCGGCCTGCGCGACTGGATGATCGGGCAGTACGGCCAGGACACGGCCGACAAGGTGCTGCCGCCGGACATGATCGACACGCTCAAATTCCAGGCGGCACAGCCTGACGACGATACCACGAGCTATAGCGAGGACAGAATGACCCAGCCGACCGCGGCCGAGTTGGAGGAGAGACTGCGCGCCCTGGCCGAGGCCGAGGCCAGGTTCGCGGCGCAGCAGGCCGCGTTCGCCGAGAGCCAAGCGGCGGCGCGGCGCCAGGGCATCAAGATATTCATCGACGGCCTGGTGACTTCCGGTCGGTTCCCGAAGGCCGAGGCGCCCGGCCTCGCCGCCTTCATGGAAGCGCTGCCCGCCGGCGACGCCTCGATCGAGTTCGCGGAAGCCGGCGGCAAGACGGCGAAGATGGCACCGCAGACCTATCTCATGGGTCTGCTCACGCGCCTGCCGAACCTGGTCGAATTCGGCGAGGTCGCACCCGGCGGCGAGGCGGTGGCATTCGCCGACAGCACCGAGGCCATCTCGGCCGCCGCCGCGCAATACATCGACGAACAGGCGGCGCGCGGTCGCACCGTCAGTTCGGCCGAGGCGGTCTCTCACGTCCTGAGTGCCCGGCGATGAGCTACGTCTACAACCGCACGCGGACCGCTCAGGCCGCGATCGCGCCCTACCGGTTCGTCAAGCCCGGCACCATCAACTACACCGCCGTCCAGGCTTCGGCGCCGACCGACAGCATCATCGGCGTGTCGCTGGAATTCTATCACCCGCAAGCCGGCGAGCGCTTCGACTTTGCGATCGCCGGCCCGGCGCAGATCGAGGTCGGCGCCAACCCGGTAGCCGATGGCGACCTGTTGACCAGCGACGCCAACGGCATGGCCGTAACCGTGACGCGCCACGCCCATACGGAAAACCTGGCCGCCGCTTACACCGAGAATGCGATCACCGCGCCCGCGGCATCGGTGCGCGTCGGCGCGCTCGCACTCATGGCCGGTCAGCCCGGGGACATCATCGATGTCTACGTGCAGCCGATGCCGGCCTAAACGGAGGTAGCAATGTCGATCATTTCCGCCGTCACCGGCACCCCGATCGGTCCTGCCAATGGCAGCAGCTTTCCGATCACGCCGGAGCTGACCGCCGTCGCCGTCCAGTACCGCAATCCCGCGATCAGCCTGATCGCCGACGACGTCATGCCGATGACGCCGCCCATGGGCGTGAAGAAGTTTAAATGGACCAAATACGCGCTCGGCAACAGCTATACCATTCCCGACATTACAATCGGTCCGCGGTCATATCCGAAGCAATATGAGGTGCCCGGGGAAGAACTCACCGCGACCTGTGTCGACTACGGGCTGGAAGGCTTCATTCCACAGGACGATGTCGATCAGGCGGCATCGCTTCGCGCGATCAACCAGACGATCATCGACCCGACACTCTTGCAGACGGAAGTGCTGACCGATGTCGTCGTGCTCGCGCGCGAGCAGCGTGTCGCCAATATCGTCTTCAACCCCGCCAACTATCTGCCCAACCTGACCCAGGATCTGTCGGCCAATGGCGGGGCGCAGCAATTCGACAATTTCGCCAATAGCGACCCGATCGCGGTGCTGACCGCGATGCTCGACAGCTGCGTTATCCGCCCGAACGTGCTGACCTTCGGCCAGGTGTCGTGGTCCGGCCTGCGCCGCCACCCGCGCATCATGAAGGCGATCAACCGGGACGCCGGCGACACCGGTGTCGCGACACGCCAGCAGGTCGCCGATATTTTCGAGGTCGAGAAGGTGCTGGTCGGTTCCAGCTGGGTCAACCTCTCTTCCAACCGGCTGAAGGCCAATCTCGCCCGGACCTGGGGACCGCACTGCGCGGGCCTCTTCGTCAACCCGGCCGCGGCCAAGACGATGGGGTTGACCTGGGGCTACACGGCCAATTACCGCGGCCGCCGGGCTGGTGCCATCGCCGATCAGCGCATGGGCAGCGACGGCGGCGTCTGGGTCAAGGTCGTCGAGACCTGCAAGGAAATCGTCGCCGCCCAGGAGGTCGGGTTCCTGCTGCACAACACGATCTCGACGATCCCGGCCGGCGAACCCGAGGCGAACTGAGGACGCCGCGATCATGCCGACCTTCCTCCCGCGCGACGACGACGGCGACCCGATCCCGGTGCTGCCCTATCGCGCCGGCGCGGGCTGGATCGTCCAGATCGGGCCGACGCCGGAAGTCGCCGGCCCGTTTACGCCCAACACGCGCATGGTCACGCTGCGCGCGATCGGCGCGCCCGTCTATTGGGTTGCCGGCGCCGCCAACACGACCACGGTCGCCGTGCCGGCCGCGACCGGCGCCGTGATCTCCGGAGCGCCGCATTACCTCCCGGCCGGCGAGGCGATCGATGTCGTGCTGCAAACGCCGAACGCGGCCGAGACTGCCAGCTACGTCGCCGCGATATCGGCCGCGGGTGCTGCCGGCACACTCTATATATCCGAGCGCGGCTGATGACGGCGTACATCACCCAAGACGATTTGGTCGCGCGCTTCGGCGCGGCAGAGATCCAGCAGCTCAGCGACCGCGAGATGGCGGGTCAGATCAACACCGCGCGCGTGGCGCAGGCGATCGCCGACACCTGTGCCCGGATCGACGGCTATCTGGCGGCGCAATACGATCTGCCGCTGCCCAGCGTGCCGGCGGCACTGCCGACGCTCGCCTGCGACATCTGCCGCTATCTGCTGGCCGAGCTGCCGACTGGTGAGATGCGCGACCGCCATAATGACGCACTCAGCTGGTTGCGCGACGTCGCCAGCGGCAAGTTCGGCCTCGGCCTCACACCGGCCGGAACCGAGCTGGCGCCGGCGCCGGCCGGCGTCCCGCAGTTCCGCGCCCGCAGCGACGGGCGCCGGCAGCGCGACATCCGCGGTTTCCTGCGAGAGCGCGAATGGGAGTGATCGCCACGATCGAGGACGCGATCGTCGCGGCGCTCACAGCCGCGATGCCGCCCCACCTCCCGATCGAAACCCTGCCCGCCGGCATCACGGCCGATGAGTGGGGTCTGCGCTTGCGCGCCGGCACCGCCGTCTATGTCGCTTGGATGGGCGCTTCGTCGGGCCAATGGAAGGGCACGGCCAGGCTCGACGGGAACTTCGCCGTCTATGTCGTGAGCAAAGGCGTCGGCAGCGAGGTCACGCGCCGGCGCGGCGACGATGTCCGCCAGGGTGCCTATCTCATGATTGAGATGGCAGCGCCTGCCGTCAATCTGCTGCCGATCAAGGGCATCGGGACGCTTGAGCTTGTCTCGATCGACAACCTCTATTCGGAGGCTTTCGATAAGCTCGGCCTCGCCGTCTATTCGATGCTGTTTCAGACGCAGCTCGCCTTCGACAAAGCGCAGGCGCTCGAAGACTTCACGACGTTTTCCGCACAGCTCAGATTTGCCCGGCCGGGCGAGCACATGGCGCGTGGCGAAGGCGACGCGCTGCCGCTCGCCGATAGCGCCGTCGATCTCGACGCCGTGGTCACGCTGCCATCGGCCTCGTCACCTGGAGAACCATAATGGCCAAGATCAAGATCTGGGCGGCGCCCGGAATGCGCGTGCGCGACCCGGCGACCGGCCGCCTGATCCCGGCGACCGGGATCGAGGTCGAGAGCACCAACACATTCTGGCGCAAGCGTATCAGACAGGGCGATGTCGTCCTGACCGAACCGAAAGAGCCGCCGGCTCAGGCGGAGACAGCGCAAGCCGAAGCGCAAGCCGCGGCGCTGGCGGAACAACCGGCACCGGCGACGCCGGCGTCGGCTCCGGGTCCGGTTCCGCCGGCCGCAGCGCCCGCAACGCCGCCACCGCCGGTCCCGCCCGCGCCGGCCGCTCCTGCGCCAGCGCCGAAGCCGGCCGTTACCGGCAACGCCAATCCGACCGGGAGTAACGCCACATGAGCGACATCGCCTTCAACACCATCCCGATCTCGATCCGCGTGCCGGGGCAGTATATCGAATTCAACAATTCCCAGGCCAATTCCGGGCTGCCGGCCATGCCCTCGACCATTCTGGTCATTGGCCAGAAGCTGCCGAGCGGACAGGTCGCCTCCGGCACGCCGCTGCAGATCTTCACGCCGTCGCAGGCGGGAAAGGCGTTCGGCCGCGGGTCGATGATCGCCAACATGCTGGCGGCGCTCTACAACGCCAACAGCGTGACCGCGGTCTGGGCGATCGCCCAGGATGACAACCCGGCCGGCGCGCCGGCGGCAGGCTCGATCCTGTTCGGCGGCGCGCCGACCGCTGCCGGCACTTTCACCCTCTATGTCGGCGCCAACAACGTGCCGGGCGGCAACACCAGTGTGCAGATCGCGATCAGCGCCGGTATGACGCCGGCGGCGATGGCGGCGGAACTGGTCGCAGCGATCGCCGCCGACCTGGATCTGCCGGTCACGGCCGCTGTCGACGGGGCGAACACGGCAAAGGTCAATCTGACCTGCGTCCATAAGGGTACATTCGGCAACAGCCTCGATCTGCGTACGACCTATTACGCCGGCGACGCGTTCCCGGTCGGCATGACCTGCACCATCACGCCGATGAGCGGCGGAACGGCCGATCCGGATCTGACCGACACCATCATCGCCATGGCCGATGTCTGGTACAATTCGATCGCCTTCCCCTATTCGAGCGGTGCTTCGATCGCCGAGATGCAGGCCGAGCTGGTGCGCCGCGAAGGGGCGCTGGTGCAGATCCCCGGCCATGCCTATGGCGCGGTCTCGGGTTCGCTGGGCACAGTCTCGGCCTTCGGCATCACGCCCAACAGCAAATATTTTAACTTTTTCGACGCTGGTCTGTCGCCGACCCATCCGTCGATCTGGGCCGCGGTCACGGCCGGGATCATCGAATATTACGGCAATATCGACCAGGCCCAGCCGCTGCAGACCTTGGCGCTGCCCGGCATCCTGTCGCCTGACGTGTCGGATCGGCGCGATTGGCAGGAACGCAATCTGCTCCTGCAGGACGGCATCGCCACGACCAAGGTCGACGCCGGCGGCAATGTCCTGATCGAGCGCGCGATCACGGCCTACATCACCAACCCCGAGGGCTATCCCGACACCAGCTATCTCGATGTCGAGACCCTCCTGACCCTCTATTACCTGCGCTTTTCGGTGCAGCAGCGCATTGCCGAGAAGTTCCCGCGCTTCAAGCTCGCGGCCGACGGCACGCTCTTCGGCGCCGGCGAGCCTGTGGTCACGCCGTCGATCATCAAAACCGAACTGCTCGCGCTCTTCACCGAATGGGAAGAGGCAGCACTCGCGCAAAACCTTACTGCCTTCAAAGCGGCTCTCAATGTCCAGCTCGACCAGACCGATCCTGACCGGGTCGACGCGCTGATCCCGCCGCAGCTCGTGACCGGCTTCCGCGTCTTCGCGGCCCAAATCCAGTTCGCGCTTTAGACCCGGAGTGACCGATGCCCA